CTTCTGCTTTTGCCCTTTGTACTTCTACTCTTGTTATCATTCTTAAAGTGTCACGTTTTAGCTTGTATTCAATTCGTGTTTCTAACCTTGTTTTAGGCACATACACGTTCTTGTATTCTATGATTGTATCTTTAGAACTATAAAAGTGTTCGTATACAATTGTATCGTGTTTTATTACAGGAATAGAATCTATTGTGGCAATTCTTATCGTGTCGCTTGTTTTAGTGACTTGTAAGCCCTTTTTAAGTGCTTTGTTATAGTGATACTTCGCTGAACAAGAAAACAGCGTTAAAACAAATATAAGACTATAAATTCGCATATTCTTCTTGTACATTAAAACTTGGACACGCTTTGTTTGCAAATTCATTGTGTCCGTGAATAGTTATATCTTGGTTATACTTGTAAATTAATTCGTGCATCAGATATATTAATGAATCCTTTTGTTCTTTCGTTCTTGTGTCCTTTGCCTTTTTCATATCTTTTGACATTCCACCAACGTAACAAATGCCGATGCTGCCAACATTTTCGTTTGTACAATGAGCGCCACGCTTCTCTATTGGTCTTCCTTTCTCTATTCTTCCATCAAGATGAATTAAATAATGATAGCCGATGTCATTAAAGCCTCTTGCTAAATGCCATCTTCTAACGTCTGCAACATCGTGAGGTCTTCCCTCTGGCGTTGCCGAGCAATGAATGATTATCTTATTTATCTTTCTCATTAATGTTTTTAAAATCGCTTGTTACTTCCTTTGCTCTTGCAAATAAGTTTTTTAAAGATGCCCACAAATCAATTCCTTTTACTGCCTTGTAGTTTTCATTGATAGAAATCACTTCTATAGAAACAAGAACTAAAGCCAAGATTTTAGTAGTTAATAATTCGATACTAAAAAACGAAATAACAATGTCATTTAATAAGAATTTATCCATAGCAAAAAACAACATTACCGTAGCTTCATAAAGTAATATCTTTGATATGATCGCAGAAAGTCTTCTGCTTGTAATTGGTTGTTTAAGTTTCTTGGCTTTCCAGATGCCTGTGATTGTATCTAAAATAACAGATGCAGCAATAAGAATAAGAATACCAACAATAGGTAAAAAAAACGAAAGAATAATAGCCATCAGTTTAGTTGAATAAAGTTTAAGTTTTGCAATTAATAGTAAGACTTGTGTTTTCATTTTATAGTTGTTCGTTTAAGATGTAACTCATATAAATTAAGAGATAACATCCAAGCAATTTTACGTGTAATTCTGTATCCGTTATTAACATAACAAAGCCAGAGGCATAGCCAAAGACAAAATACAATATGGCAAGTACATTTGTATGCATTATTCTACAGGTTCTGGCTCACACCATTCTGCCGTTTGCATAAGTGCCAAGCAGTCTTCATAACTTAATATTTGTAAAGGCAATACACTACCATCTTCTATGAAAGTTGGTGTGGTTGTATACTTAATTACAAATTCAAGTCCATCTAAACTTATTCTAACCGTGTTTTCGTTGGATTCTTCAACCTGTGCAAAGTCAATGTTTAATAAATCGCCTATTGATATTATTGCGTATGTTTTCATTTTATTGTTTTATTGTTTTTATGTAGGTACATCAGTTGAAAAGGTTGTAAATGCTTCCATTGTTCCATTATTTCCACCACTTCCGTTATCTGTTAAAGTTGGACTCGTATCATCGTCTCCACACCTCCACCATGAAATAGGATTTAATGAAGATATATCATTAGGGACTCCACTATTATAAATGCTTGTTACATCACTTCCTGCAAATCCACCGGAAAGCTCTGTATTGAAAATGGCCGTCTCGTCAATGTTGCCACTAAATTCATTATTTCCATTTTTTGCACCTATTTGAAAACTTGCAGTATTGCTTATAGTTGCCGATAATGTTCCACTTGTTACGCCTGTGTCGTTGTTGCCGTCTAAATATAAATTAATACCACTTACATTGCTTGAGCCGTCATAAGTCATAATTATGTTGTGCCAATTCGTATCAATTACTGCAGTTGTACAATCTACTATTAATCTTCCACTTGATGCCGTATTGTTTCTTATTACAACTGTAACTCTATTATCGTCAAAAGGTATTAATAAGGTATAACCTCTTGAATTACTTGTTGAATCTTGTTTAGAAACTAAAAATTCAGATACTCCACTCCTTGTTCTTTTAAACCAACAAGAAATTGAAAATGCATCAGTATTAGTAAAGTCTAAATTATTGCCTATATCTACATAGTCATCAATACCATCAAGCAATATTGATTTCAAATTACTAAAAGCTGGTGTTGCTCCTGTTCCGGTTAAGTTGGTTTCTGGACTCCAGCTATCTGCACAAACTTCGCCAAAATCAATAGTGTTATTTGTTGGTGCTTTACCAAAACCATTGGTATTATTAACTGCTGCTTGTCCCCAATCTATCGTGTTCATTCTAATAAGTTTTATGTAGTACAAAGTTTGCACTATGTATTTCGTCTTGTGTTTTAGCTTGTCCCCATTCTGCCGTAATATCTATAGTGTTTGATATCGTTGAATCAAAAACTTCTACATCTTGGAATACATAGCCTTCTAAACCTCCTGTGTTTCGTGTATATGCAAAATTTCCATTAGTACAAATACTTCCTGTTGCACCAATCGCTGCTATTGTAAAATCTATTTCACATTCCCAACCTAAACTTGTTGTTGGACTTAAAGAAATAGTTCCTGTTGTTGCCAATACCGTTGCACCACTCTTAATCCTAATTGTTATATTGTCGCCATTCTGTGCTGAAATTTCGCCACCAATTTTGGCGTGGTATGAATCGCCAACAACAAAGTGGTCTGCTGGAATTGATAAACTACCTACTCCACTTCCTACTATGCTCGTTTCTGTTGTTGTGTTTGTTAGTGTTGCACCTTGTACCGTTTGTGCATATAGTCCTGTCGTTGGTTGGTTAAAAGATAAATTGCCTGCACCATCAGTTTTAAGAACTTGTCCAGCCGTTCCATCTGCCGTTGGAAAGGAATAAGCATTGTTAAAGCTTATAACATCCGAAGCACTAATTTTTAATACATCTGCACCACTATTTTGAAAAGCCAAGTAAACACCGTTTAAATCAACTATTCTATTGCTTCTTAAAGTTCCATCTACAAGGTAAATGTTGCTTCCTGCAATAGCCGATATTTCTGCACCTGTGATTTTCTTTGATACATAACCTCCTGCACCGTCAGATTCTGCAATAACAAATAAATCTGTGTTTGCTAAATTAGCACTCTTTGCCGTTAGGTCGCTGATCTTTATTTCTGCCATAATATTTATTTAAAAACGTCTGTAAACGCTTTACGTTCTTTTCTTTTGGTGTGTAGTGTTTCTTTATAGTACCCATCCACTAAAATTTGTGTCTTCGTTAGGATTCATATCACTTCCTGTATTTGTATTGTATTCTGGAAAGTCCGTGTTGTTGTCGCAAATGTAAGCCACACACCTTTCTTTATAGTGCATAAAAGTTTGACGTTGTTTTTCTACTAAAAAATCAATCTCTTCTTTGCTTACCGTTTCAGAATTTTCTGCTCCGTGTTTATATACGCCTTTGTTTGCAATAGTTACTGCACTAAAAGGTAAAAATTCCAACATCGCTGCGTGGATCAAACTTGGCTTAATATAAATTTCTAACAAGTCTTTATATGGATTTGCCAAAGTTCCTGCAATTATTTCTGCTTGTATCTTTTCAAGAAGCTTCGTTCCTAACATAGATTGAATATGAATATCTTGTGCAATAGAAACGTACTGAATAAATTTATCCGTGTCTATGTTGCCGTTCATATTTGTGAAACGAATTGCGTCCTGTCTGCTTATTAATAGTGCTTTTGCCATATCTTTTATTTATTGCTTGGTAAAAAACCTTGATTAGGCATATCAATAGGTCTTTGACTTACTCTTTTGTCATTCCTTATTTTGTAGCCATACTTCGCTGCTTTTGCACTTGATATCTGAACGGCTTTAGGACTATTAACATCTATGCCAGTACCCTCAAAAGCTACATAAATTTGTTTATTCCATCTATGATAGCAATTTCCACCACCTTTAAACTTCCAAATTGAATAAGTATTAGTGCCTTTTGGCCCCCAACCTTTATTAACTTCATTTTTACCCATACGAATGATATCTTCTTTACGATATATCTTATCGGCTTTCATCATATTAGTGCAAAAATCTCTACTATTCTTCTTTGTTTCTCCTGCATAAACATAACGTGTAATAAATTTTACACTATCTATAACTCTATCAGATCCACTTTTTGCATTAGGAAAAGCACTTCCTGTACTAACTAAATTGATTAATCTATCTTTTATGCTTAATTCCGTTTTTATGTCGCTTGAAAGTAAAGTGTTTTCGTCTTCGTCTGTGTCGTAGTCTACTTCAAACTCATCTAAAAGCAACCAATCAGCTTTTGGCATTTCGCCAAGTTCTATTAATTCTTTGCCTATAAAATCGCCACTTAATTCTAAACCTGTTTCTTCTTGTGCTTGTTCTTCTGTTTGTACGTTTTCTAAATCTACAAACTCTAACGGCTTTAATGTTCTAAAGAATAAGTTTAGTGCCACTCCGTTATATGCAAGTATTTGATCAAACGCATCTAATAATAGTTCTTGCATTGGTGCTATTACCATATTTGAAAACAACGCAAACGAATCCTTTAATTCGTCTGAATTACTGCTAAACCCATTAGACGATGCTATGCCAAACAATAAAGGACTCGTTACATTGTGTGCTAACATTATTTTTCTTAAACATTCTTCCGATAAAGTACTATACAAGTCTGGTGCATCATTTACAGGCATAGAATCAACCGTTGTTTTAGATTCTGCATTGTTGTTAAAAGCTACTATTAACTTTTCGCCACTCATTCCTGTTAATTGGCTTTGTACTTTGTTCTTTATGATTTGTTGTTGGTCTTCACTTGGCACTCCGTTGTTAAAGTTTACTACACTTCGTCCACTAAAACCGTTTTCTACTTCGTTAATTAAATATTCAGAAATATCTTCTTCTAAAACTGCATAAGGAATTCCACCAATATAATCTGGCAAAGCGAAAAATTTCATTCCTACACTATATGGCTTTATAAAATAAATCTCAAGTGGCTCTTTTGAACATCCAAACGCAGGTATTCTTTTTGGCTTGTAGTTTTTTATATCTGTCCAATCGTCAGAATAATAGTAAGCTTCTATTTTGCCTGTTTCAGAATTGCACTTTTCGGCACGTAAAAGTTGTACAGGTATATGATGAACTTGTGCTATCTTCTTTCTGTCTTTCGTGTATATGACTTGAACGGCACATTGTCCTAATAACTTTAAATCGGTACATAAGTGCCTTACGCAATCCTTATGAAATAAACTCATCATTTGTGCGTACTCGTTAGGCTTTCTTGATGCGTCTGTTGCACTTAAACCTCTTCCGTATACTAAACGTGTGATGTTGTTTATTATGGCGTTGTTTGTAGTACTATTCGTGTATCTGTCAATCAAATACTGATAGTAGTTATTTTCATCGCCACCAAATAAAACCCAATCTTCTCTTTTAGATTCTTTGATTACAGGCGCTTCATAGCCACTTAATTCTAATACGTGTATGTTATTACTCATAAATAATAAATTCGTTGTTACTGACGTTTGAAATGAATTCTCCGTCATTTACTGAATAGTTTACAACTGGTGTTTGATCGGTTACAAAAATTCTGTCTTTGTGTACTACGGTTGTTCCGTTTTTTAATTCCAAAGTGTAGAAAGTGTTGTTTACTAAATTGAATAATCCGTTTACAAAAGTTGCGTTTATTGTATCGTAGTAATCGCCATTTGCAAAACTTGTAATTGTTATTTCAGTTGTTACGTTTGTAGATTCTCCTGTGATATATAACGTATCATAAGTTTGGCTTCTTGGTATAAAGCTAAAACTTTGTTCTGTTGCTATCGGTTGTAAAATAATCATTCTACTATAATAACTTTTTTTTAAATATTTTGTTTTTAATTCGTGTTTATGTAAATCAAAAAAGGCACTCCGAAAAGTGCCTCTTATGTTATGAAAGGTATAAGAAAGAATCTTATTTATACAGTACCATCGTTGATAACTGCATCAGTTCCAGCTCCATCTGCAAAAATTTCTGCAAGACTTCCTGTTCCTTCGATTGTAGTACAATCTAAAAAGAAAGGCATATCTTGTTCCATTCCTACAAATTCCAAAGAATAACCGTTGAAATCTGTCATATTTTCTCCAGAACTTACAGTTCCAGAATTTACATCCATTCCCTGTGCAAATCCTAATAAAAAGAATTGATTTGACATAGTTTGACAAATAATTCTCGGTCTTCCGAATGCCAATAATTTCACATTTTTTCGTGCTACTGCATCCTGTCTTTTAAGACGTATGTTTAAAGTTTGATTGAAAACCGTTGTTCCATTGGAACGCGAAGATTCAATAGCCGTTTCAAGAGAATTTCCTTCTCCTTTTAATTCATATTTGTACAGCGTTAAAGCTGCTGCTGGAGTCCAGGCAGTAATTTGTTCATCAGCATCATACGCAATCGTATCTGATTCTGACAAATCGTCAAAATTGGCAAAAAATATATTTTTTATGCCAGAAATTGAATCTTTGCACTGCTCAATTCTACCAGAAGTTATATCACAACTCATTTGTTTAAAGTTTTATGAATAAAAAAAGGCAGGCAATTTTACCTACCTTTCTTTAATTCGGTTAATATTATGAATAAAGTACGCAATCGTCTGCAATACCAATCTGTGCTCCTACTTGCATTCTCATAACGATTCTCACGTTATCAGAACCATCATATAAATGAACTGGGATCACAGAAGCTTCTTGCCAATCTGACAATAAAGAAGTTCCGAAATACAAGTTAGAAGTCTGTGCTGCTACCATTGAATTGTCTGCTAATCCGTTAGCAACAAATACAGGAACACCATCAAAAGACAAGCTTCCGTTTGTATACCATTGTGTACCTTTGTTTTCAGTACCGTTAGCACCAAGTCCTGCTGCTGCAAAACCACCCAATGCACGAACGTAATTTCTTGCGATATTTGAAGAAACATACAATTTTAAATCCTCACTACCGTAAACGGTTGTAGGAATAGCATCAATTACTTTACCCATTTCGTCGATTACGTTAGCTGCTGTAGAAGCTACTGCCGTGATATCTTGTGCTGCTGGCAATCCTGCTGCACCTAATAAAGTAGTAATACCATCATAAGCATTAGCACCATTAACACCTGTCCAAAGTAAAACTTCGTTAGAAGCTGCAACTTTAGAAGCAACGTATCCTAATAAGTAATCTTCGAAAGATTTAGGAATGTCTGCAAAAGCAGAAGCACCCATTTCAATCGCTGAAAACGTGTCGTGAAATTGGCTTCTACAAAGTTGTAGATTTACTTGCATATCTTTAACGGTCAATACGCTTTCGCCCATTG